ACGTAGTTTATATGAAAATGAGGAAGTAACTAATCCCAAGCACTATGATAAAGTAGGGTTCGGTATTCAACCTCTTGAATATATAACAGCTAATGAGTTAGACTTTCTAGAGGGAAATGTGATTAAGTATGTGTCACGTTATCCACATAAAGGTGGAGTAAATGATTTATTAAAAGCTAGAACTTATTTAGAGAAACTAATAGAAAGGGAAAGAAATGGAAGATAAGTATTTACCTACTCAATATCAACAATACATCCACTTGTCTAGGTACTCACGTTGGGACTACGATAAGGGAAGGAGAGAAACTTGGGAAGAGACAGTGGGTAGATACTTTAATTTTTTTAAGGAACATTTAGAAGAGAATTGTAATTATCAAATCTCACCTAAAATATTTAGAGAACTAAAGAATGCGGTTTTAAATCTGGAGATCATGCCTAGTATGCGTTGTCTAATGACAGCAGGGCCAGCCTTGAAGAAAGAAAATGTAGCAGGATACAACTGTGCCTATCTTCATATTGATTCGCCTCGTTCATTCGATGAGATATTATATGTGTTGATGAATGGTACAGGTGTAGGGTTTAGTGTAGAGGCTAGACATATAGATAAATTACCTACAGTTCCTAATGAATTACACCCTACTAATACTATTATACAAGTTAGAGATAGTAAGTTAGGATGGGCTAAAGCTTATCGTGAATTAGTAAGTCTCCTTTATGTAGGTGTAATTCCTGAATGGGATTTACAGAAAATTAGACCTGCAGGATCACCACTTAAAACATTTGGTGGTAGGGCAAGTGGCCCTGAACCATTGGATGCCTTGTTTAAATTTACAGTTGAGAGTTTTGATAAGGCTAAAGGTAGACGATTAAAACCTATTGAATGTCATGACATCATAACTAAGATAGCAGAGATAGTAGTAGTGGGTGGAGTAAGAAGGAGTGCCCTGATTAGTCTATCAGATTTAGGCGATGATCAAATGAGGACTGCCAAATCAGGAAGATGGTGGGAAGAAAATCCACAGAGAGCATTAGCAAACAACTCGACTAACTATCATACTAAACCTGATGTAGGAACTTTCCTAAGAGAGTGGACTGCACTCTATGAATCCAAAAGTGGAGAGCGAGGAATCTTTTCTTCGTACAATTCTAAGAAAAAATGTCTTGAATTGAATGGTAGGAGAGAAGAAAGGGAGGACTTTGGTACAAACCCTTGCTCAGAAATAATATTGCGCTCACGAGAGTTCTGTAACCTCTCTGAGGTAATTGTACGTTCAGGCGATAAAATTAAAGATTTTAAAAGGAAAGTTAAATTAGCCACCATTCTAGGTACATGGCAGAGTACACTTACCCACTTTAGATACCTAAGTAATGATTGGAAAATTAATTGTGAGGAGGAAAGATTACTAGGAGTATCATTAACTGGTATAATGGATAACTTTATATTAAATAAAGTATCAAGTGATCTGCCTATAATTTTAGAAGGGTTAAAGAAGGAGTGTGTAAAGGTAAATAAAGAGTGGAGTAAAAAATTAAGTATTAATCCTGCTAGTGCAATTACATGTGTGAAACCTTCAGGTACAGTTTCCCAATTAGTAGACTCCGCAAGTGGAATTCATGCTAGACATTCTCCTTATTATGTTAGGACAGTTAGATCAGACTTATCCGATCCTATCGGTAAGTACATGGTAGATGAGGGAGTACCTACTGAACCTGATATAACTAATCCTAGTAATGTTACAGTATTTTCATTCCCTATTAAGTCACCTTCAAAATCGGTAATGAGAAATGGGCTATCAGCAGTTGAACAATTAAAACTATGGTTAGTGTATGCTAAATCCTGGTGTGAACATAAACCCTCCTGTACAATCTCGGTTAAGGAAAGTGAGTGGCCTGAAGTTGGAGCTTTTGTATTCGATAATTTTCATTCCATATCTGGTATTAGCTTTCTCCCTTATTCTGATCATGTCTATAAGCAAGCTCCTTATCAGGAGTGTACTGAAAAAGAATATAAAGAACTAACCAAAATAATACCTACCTTAAACTGGTCAAAACTTTCTGAATATGAAAGTATAGATCATACTACTTCTTCACAAGAGTTAGCATGCACAGGAAACACCTGTGAAATTCTTTAAAAACAACCTTTATAGAGAAAAAATTTAATATGTTACACGGAAATATAGGTGAACATGGTATAACTCCTGAGTTAATAACTTGGTTGGAAGAGATTGTACCTGATAAGTTACCTCCTTTAAGTTGTAGTATAGAGGATGTACGCTATCTACAAGGACAACAAAAAATAATAGATATAATTAAATGTACCTATAAAAGTAGTACTAAAGAACAAGAAGAAAGTTCTAGAGATTCAATAACAATTTTAACTGCACCTGATAACTAATATGAAAGTATATACTGAAGTCAATTATATCTGGAAAGATGATAAGCTAGTCCAGACTGACTCCAAATCCTATGAGTATGAAGGTGAAGTAGAATTATGCCATTGGTATCACAGACATAGTAATGTTAGTATATCAACTGTTACTGAGGCAATACCTGATAATCCTGCAGAGCTTCTAAATAATGTAACAGATTTAGGTGGAGATATACTTAATACTACAGTAGAGGGAGGTGGAGATATATTAAGTACTACTGTAGATCTAGGTGGAGATGTATTAAATGAGGGTGTTTCGATTGTAACAGGAGGAGCTGATTTAAATGAAGTAATGACTCTTTCCACTAATATTTTTGCTGAAACAGGGAATGTTTTAGGAAAAGGTGGACTCTTTACTAATGATCTAATTGATGGAATTGTTAATGGTGATTGGACAGGTGCTAATGCAGGTAAGCATGGTTTATTTGGAATGGGTACACCTAATCTCCCTATACCTGATGGCCCAAATTTAACTCAGCCAATGTTCCAAGCGACAAACCTTGGAGATAATATTAATTGGTTAGGTGGAAAATTAGCAGGTCAAGGATACATTCATGATAGACTTAATGCAGGGTCAACTTATATAAATGAAACTTTAGGACATGTTATGGATTTTTTAGGTAACCCTAAAGACTATATGGTTAATGATCAATTAGCAAATATGCTTTTAAATCAAAGCGGTATAGTTTCCGCTTTTGGTGGGAAGGGATTTGGTGGAGATGGTGGAGGAGGTGGATTAGGTGGAGGAGATGATGACACATCCAAGTATGTAAAAGGTAGAGGCACAATGAAAGGGAGGTCACCTACACTTAAACTAAATAAAGGTGGAAAAGGTCTAGGAAGAAAGTCACTTAGAATAGGTACAGGAGGAATGGGACAAGCTGTAGGTGGCAAATTTAAAACATTTAAATCTGGTAGATATACTAGAGTTCATTAAAATAAATAGGAGTTAATATGCCAAGAAGGAGCAGAAGATCCAGAAGACCTAGAGCAACACCTGAAGGTTTTAAGTGGCAAGGGAATAAACTTGTACCTTTAGAAGGTACAACTTTTAATGAAGAAACCCAAGAATGGGAAGTAGGAAAAAAACAATCTGGAAATGATTGGGGAATGGGAGATCCTCTTGAGGGTTCAGGTTCAGACATAATGGATATGGATCCTAATTCACCAGAATTTGCAGCAGCAATGGCTGCCGAAATGGAAGCAGGGCCAACAGAAATTCCAGGTGAAACTGATAGTTCAGGGTTTAGTTCAGATTATACTGACTCAGGACAACAGACTACAACCGATCCAGAAGATACGGATGATTCTGGTGACTTTGATCCAGGTAGTGAGGTAAATACATTTACTAAAGATGAAGATGGAAATACAGTTGTAACTACTGATACTTATGGTATTTCAGGAGATGAAAGTACTATGACAACAACGACAGAGACAGTATCAGAAGAGGATGACGAGTATGGAGGTAAAGGATATGCCCAAAGGACAAAAGGATATAATCCATTTCTAAAAATTAAAAAAGAAAGTAAAGGGAAAAAAGGAGTGTTTAGTCGAGGTTCTCTTAGAGTAAGAAAACCTAAACGGATGGCAGTTTAATGGAAACAATTAGTGTAAATCCTGAACATCAAGATCAGACAGGATATGTTCATGGAATATATACCAACCTATCTGCCAATCGTTCCTCTTTTCTTGAGAGGGCTAGGACTGCTTCCGAAATAACCATCCCATCATTATTACCTGAACAAGGACACTCAGGCTCCAGCATTCTACCTACTCCTTATCAATCAATAGGAGCAGAAGGTATAAATAATTTAGCTAGTAAATTACTCCTTTCTCTTTTACCTCCTAATTCCCCATTCTTTAGATTAGTTATAGATGATGCTGAGTTGGAAGCTCTAGTAGCTGCTCAGAAGGGTCAGGTAGAAGAAGCTTTAGGAAAGATAGAAAGAATGGTGGCACAGGAAATTGAGGTACGTGCATTTCGTGTCCCAATTTCAGAAGCCCTAAAGCAATTGTTAGTAGCTGGAAATGTACTGTTATATCTTCCACCTAAAGAACAGATGAGAGTCTTTAGATTAGATAGGTATGTAGTAAAACGAGACTCTATGGGGAATGTCTTAAAAATTGTAATTAAAGAATCCCTTTCTCCACTATCATTACCGGACAATGCTAAGAAGTTATTACCGGAACATGAAGAAGATGAAGTACCTATGGGGAATGTAGATCTTTACACATGTGTTACATGGACAGGTAGAAATTGGACAATCCTTCAAGAACTGGAAGGGCAAATTGTACCTGGAAGTGAAGGAAGTTACCCTAAAGATAGGAGTCCTTTTTTAGCTCTACGTTTCACACATATAGATGGTGAAGATTATGGTAGAGGATTTGTAGAAGAATACATCGGAGATCTAAAATCTTTAGAGACATTAACTAAAGCTATTGTAGAAGGTAGTGCGGCAGCTTCAAAGGTTCTGTTTCTAGTTAGACCTAATGGTACTACTAGAATTAAAACTTTAGCTGATTCACCTAATGGTGCAATAGTAACTGGTGATGATAATGATGTATCAACTCTACAATTACAGAAATCAGCAGACTTCCGTGTGGCTCAAGATACAATAAGAACTTTATCTGAACGTCTATCTCGTGTATTCCTTATGAATTCTTCCGTTAGGAGAGATGCGGAAAGAGTAACTGCGGAAGAAATTAGAATTGCATATCAAGAATTAGAGATAGCTTTAGGTGGAGTTTATTCTATTCTATCTCAAGAATTTCAATTGCCCTTGGTACAACTTCTCATGCACAAAATGCAGAAAGAGAAAAAATTACCCAAGTTTCCTGATGAGTCTTTAAAACCTCTAATTGTCACAGGTGTTGAGGCACTTGGACGAGGTCAAGATTTAAATGAGCTTGCAGGATTCTTGCAACATTTAGCACCTCTTGGGCCTGAGACTGCCATAAGAGAATTAAATGTTAATGAGTATATATCTCGACTAGCGGCTTCCCTCGGAATTGACACCGAAGGGCTTTTGAAAACTGAGGAACAGAAACAACAAGAGCAAGAAGCTAGACAACAGCAACAGGAACAGATGATGGAACAAGAGATGGTAGGTAAAGTAGTAGGTGATATGGCTCCTGAATTAGCTAAAAATGAAATGCAACAACAATAATAATAGGAAGGTAAAATATGGCAGACACAAACGTAATACAAACTCACGAAGATCCTGAACCTGAAAGTCAGGAACATATACAGGAGATGATTGATAAGGCTGAGAGAGTTCAGAGTGTTCCTAGAGAAGATGGTAAACCTAAATGGTTACCAGATAAATTTGAAAATCCAGAAGATCTGGCAGAAGCTTATGCCCAACTGGAGCAAAAATTATCTTCTTCTTCTCAGGACACTCAACAAGAACCACCTCCTCCTCCACCTTCTTCACTATCACAACAACAGAAAAATAATCCTCTTCCTGTAAAAGGGATAGAATTTGAGAGGTATGCACGAGAGTACGCAGAGAAAGGGGAATTAAGTGAAGATTCTTATAGACAGTTAGAACAAAGTGGAATGACGGAAGATGTGGTTGATACTTGGTTGACAGGACAACAAGCCCTTGCCGATGAGACAGTTAATTTAGCTCATAATGCGGTAGGTGGAAAAGAAGAATATAATTCCTTAATGGAATGGTCAGCTAAATCATTAGATGAAAAAGAAATAGATGCTTTTAATCGTGCAATAGAAACTCCCAATACCGATGATGTAGTTTTCGCAATTAAATCTTTGAATGCGAGACGACAAATGGAAGAGGGACAAGCACCAACACTTTTGCAGGGTGATACAGGTGGAACAGGAGTAAGTTCTTTTAAGTCGGTAGCTCAACTGACAAAGGCTATGAATGATCCACGATATAATAAAGATCCTGCCTACAGGGATGAGGTGACACAGAAGTTGTCGCAGTCATCCATTATGTAACACTCCCAAAATACTACACAGAGTAGATTTTAGCCCATTGAGGTGGATAACTTTGATTGAATAGTTGTGGTTATAAATGGAGATTTTATAATCAAAAATGCTGGAATTAATCTAGCGTAACTTTAATCAATAAGGAACAATATGGCACTTCAAGGAGCCTCAAACGCTTTGAATGCTGCGGCACAACGTAGTGGTCAAAGCCACGCAGATGGTGACGTAAGGAATTTATATTTAAAACTTTACGCTGGTGAAGTAATGTCTGCTTTTCAGACACGAAACATCATGATGAACCACTGTCGTGTACGATCAATTAAGAATGGTAAATCTGCCCAGTTTATTATAACAGGGAAGTACCGGAATGCGGAATACCATACACCAGGAAATGAGATCATGCCTGATGTGGTATCAAAAAATCTAGAGAGAGTAGTCTCTGTCGATGATCTCTTAATTGCTGCACAATTCATCCCTAATATAGATGAAGCAATGCAACACTTCGACATCCGTTCAGTCTATACACAGGAATCAGGTTATGCTCTTGCAAAAGCGGCTGACCAGAATATCCTCCGTATGGCTGTAAAAGCGGCACTGTCAACTAACCAGCAACGAGCAAGTAAACTGATTCAAGATTATGATCCTCTTGCTTCCACTAAACTTACAGATGAAGATTTCACAGAGAATGTAGCTTTTGCTGCTTCCTTCGCTAATTCAAAGAAGGCCGCCTATTTCATGGAGGGCTTAATTGAAGCCAAGCGTGTCTTAGAAAGTGCGGGCGCACCTCTTGAAGATCTTATTTGTGTAATGGCTACCGATCAATATTACTCATTGTTTAAGACAGTATCAAATAGTGAAGCTGTCTCAGCTTTGACAATGTTTAATAGAGATGTTGGTGGAGGTGGATCAGTTAAAGATATTGATCTTCCAATGATTGCAGGTATCCCTGTAGTTAGAACTCCTCATCTTGGATCTTTAGGAGCATCTGCATGGACAGGTTCTCTGTGGTCTACTGCTAACCCTGCAATTTCAACTGGTCAAGCACCACTTGCAAATACCGCAGGATCAGGTAGGGCTGCTCATTATAATTTACCAGCATCTTATTCTGGTGTTGTAAATGATGGCAGTAACAATGGGCCTACTGCTGGTCAAGATGGTACTTCTACTGTAAACTTAGAAGACGAATCTTTAACAGTTCGTGCTATAGTAATGCACAAGGATGCTGTCGCTACTGTGAAACTAATGGACTTGTCCGTTGAGTCTGAG